CCGCGCTGGCACGGTTGCGACGAAAGCGTAGGTGGTCTCCGGCTCGCCGACCTCGTTATAGGCGGTCTGGGCCCGGTAGATGGCGGCGGGCACGTTGAGCAGGGCCTCAAATGCTCCGGTAGTCAAACTCGACCACCTCCACGCCGCTTGCCGTCTCCGCCCGGAGCTGCAGGGTGTCCAGCTTGAGCTGGAGGGCCGCGTCCGCCTCGACCACCCGCTCGAACGAGACGGAGAAGTCACCGATGCGGACGCTGGAGGCCCCGGGGTAGTCCCGGTTCCGCTGTCTCAACGCCCACAGCCCGGCCACCAGGCGGGCGCAGAGCATCCGCAGGGTGTTGACGTCGCTGACCACGCCCTCCAGGTCGTGCTCCCCGCAGAAGTCGCGCATCCAGGCGGTCGCGTCCTCGCAAAATGCGTCCACCTGGGCTTGCTCCTCCGGGGTAAACGTAATGCCGGCGTAACGCTCGACGTCCTGATAGGTTGCGTAGGCCATCAGCGGTTACCTCCCTTGCGGGGCTGGCCCTGCTTGGCCTGGGCCACCGGCTTCTCCTGTTTCTCCGACTTCTCCAGCTTGGTCGTGGGCTTGATGGCCTCCTCTATCCGCTTGAGCGTCTCCAGGATGGCCGCCAGGTATTCCTGGTCCGTGGTTACCGGCCTGGGAAGGTCCATGTTCTCGTTCACCTCCAAAGGAAAGGGGGCCCGATAAGGGCCCCCTTGTCTCGATTGGCCTATCAGGTCACGCTGACCTTCAGGAGCGCGTTGGCGTTCACGCGAGCCCCGCCGAACACGTGGCGGACCTTGTACACGTAGGAGTCGGTGTCGAAGTCCAGCTCCTCTGTGCTGTCGGTCTTCTTCCGCAGGATGGCGGGGGCATCCCGGTAGCCGCGCAGGAAAGCGATTTCGATGCCGGGCAGCTCCGCCGGGTCCGCCACCAGGAACCAGTCGTTGGCATCGGTCAGGAAGGGGTCCACCACCGGCTCCAGCACGCCCTGCAAAGCGTTGCTCGCGCCCAGGACCTTATCGGTCGAGCCGGCCACCACTATCATGGTGGAGTTGAGCAGCTCCAGCGCGGTCCACTTCAGGGCCGGGGGAACCACAAGGTACTTGGGGACCACGCCCAGGGGGTTGTTGTTGGCGTCCTTCCGGGTCATAAACTCGGTGATGGCCGCCTCCAGCGAGCTCTTGGACAGCGCGCTGGTAACCGCGGTAGAGGCGGAGGTCCCGGCCAGCAGGGAGGCGGCGAACTTGGCCACCGTCCGCCTGGCCGCCCGGCCCATACTGTCCACCATACGGTTGACGCCTGCCATGTCATCGCTCTTCACCATCTCCCAGGGCACGGTAAGCACCTTGCCGTACTTGTACACGCGGTAGGAAACGGTGCTCTCGGCAAAAGACGTCTCCTTGTACTGCTGGCCCTCCAGCACCTTCTCCAGGTCGTCGGCATCGCTGATGGCGATGATGGTCTGGCTCTTGAAGTCGCTGACCTCCAGGATGGAGCAGTAACGGTTGTACTCGCCCGGCACGCCGGCGTAAGCGGCCTGGAGACGCTTCGCGATGTTGGCCCCAAGCAGGTTGGCGAACTCCTCCGAGCCCACCGCCTCGCGGATGTCACGCAGGGTTTCCATGCTCATTTGTCCTCACCTCACTTCAACAGCACGTTGATGGTCGCGGTCTGGCCAGCGCCGATGGCGCCCAGGGCATAACCCAGCAAGACACCGCCCGCGTTCTTGTTGACCTTCGGAGTGGAGCTGGAGTCGTAGAACAGCATATCCCCGACCGCCACGGCCGAGTTGCCTCCAGCGTCCACGGCCTTGACGGACAGCTTGAACACGCCGTCGCGCTTCAGGACGATGTTGCCGTCATCGTCGGTGGAGGTCAGGGCCACCCCGGTTATCTGACCGATGGCCACCGGGTCGCCGGCGGTGATGCCGGAAGCCGCGACCTTTATCCTGTCGCCTCTCTCGTAGACAATGTTGCTCATCAGTTACCCTCCTTCTCGCTCTTGGCAACGCCCATCCACTCCGAAAGCAGTTTCTCCGCTTCCTGGATGAGCCCAGCCGCCTGGTCCTCCTGCCTGGGGCTTCCGAGGCCGGTCACCTTCCCGGCTTCCGTGACTTTAGACAGGTATTCCTTCTCCGACTTGATGGCCGCTTCTACCGCTTCGGCGAACTTCTCCATGTCCTCGTACTGCCCCTCGACGATGGAGCGCAGACGCTCCTTTGCCACTTCCGGCAGGTTGCTCTCGGCGAGCTTGCCCTCCAGAACCCGCTCACGCTCCATGCGCGCAAGCTGTCCGGCGAGCTTCTCTATCTGGGCATCCCGCGCGGAGATGGCCTCCTTCAGCTCGTGTAGCTTCTCCTCCATGCGCTTTTTCGCCTCCTTCATCTTCTCCTTATCGCCGTACACCCGGCTTTCCACTTCCTCCCGGATGTTCTCCCGAAGCTCCTCCTTGTAACGCTCCAGGAGCTCCGGGTAGGCCTCCTTCAGCTCCTCCAGCGTCTCGACCATGATGTTGCCCTCCTTTCCTTCGAGCATCTCCCGGAACCGGCCACCGGCGGCCTGTTCCGTCACGATGTCCACCGACCTGACCTTTCCCACGGCCTCAACCACCTGGACCGGGCCGTCCTTCTGCCTCTCTATCCGAGTGAGCCCCAGGATGTTATGGGACAGGCCCACCAGGTCCCGCCCGGTGGAGATGGCCTCGTCGATTAGCGGGCAGACCTCCTCCTTGTGGTTGACCACCACCAGGTCCGCGCTCATGTCCGGGCCCACGTTCTCCAGGTAGCCCACCAGGTCCCTAACCGACCGCTCCGGCCTCTGGGTGTCCTCGGTCTTGGTGGGATGGTCCAAATACACCTTGGCGCCCTCGTAAAGCGGGTACGCCTCCTCCATCACCCGGCGCGGGTAGATGCGGCGGTTTGCACCCAGCTTGTCCACTTCCAGGACCTGGACGTGATAGCGGGGCTTCTCGCCCACCTCAAGCGCCTTCGCCTCCCGCAGGGAAGCGACATGGGTTAGCTCCTTCATGCTCTCCTTCATGCTCTCCTTCGCACCTCCTTTCCGATATTGGTCCAGGCACACCGCAACCCGCTGGTCCTGACGGGGAAACTCGCTTTGCAGCTCGGTCATGCAGCGCGCCATGAAGTCGCTCTCACTCTCTCCGCTTCTCGGTTGCGGCAAGGGCATATCATCACCTCCAACGCGAAAGCCCCGGTCCCGCTTGTGCGGGCCAGGGCTTGTCCTGGTGGGGGGCTACTTGTTTCCTATTCAGCTAAGTCGGCTATTTTCCTATTAATCTTTTTAAGTTCAAGAATAATATCATCGACTATCGCTAGAACGTCCTCAAGTATGCTGATGATTTTGTCCAGCTTTCTGTTGAGCTCGTAATCGGACAACCCGCTTCACCCCCCCCTCATTCCACCTCTCCCAGCCACGGATGGGCAAACTTGCCCATCGTGAACTTGTAATCGGTCAGCTCCTCTATCCGCCTCGCCAGGTGGTCTATGGTGTCATCCGGTCCCCATATCCACCGCAGCTTCAGCCGCCAGTCAAGGCCGTAGTGTATGAGGGGAAGCCCATCGTCCTCGCACAGGAAGCGGTTGACCCGCTCCCTGAAGTCCCAGTTGACCCACTCCGGATCCTCGAACTCTATCCACTTCATACGCCTATATTAAGGCGCACCAACGACATTTTTTAGGTTGCGGACCGGCACGATGGAGGAGCCGGGGCCGTAGAGGTCGTCCCAGCCCAGGTAGCCCCTGCGCCACAGCTCCCACCTGCTCGGGCCCATCATCCGCATCTGGACCTCAGCGGGAAGCCCCTCGAACCAGGTCCGGCCATCCATGAAGTCCAGCAGCTTGTTTCGCTGGGTATAAGGGTCCCTGGCCCTTCTAACATGAGCGGGGACCTCTCCATCATAGCCAAGCTCCCCCCACTCCGGCAGAACAGCGGTGAAGGTACATCGGCCCATCACGTGGTCGTCCATCGGCTCGTCCAGCCGGTACAGCTTGCCGTCCTGGGCCAGGCACGCTATGCAGGTTCGAGTATCCAGGGTCACCAGCCGGCGCTTGGCCTGAACCAGCCCCTCATACTGGGCGTAGGTCCAGTCGCAGGCCGCGTTATGGGCCCGGATGATCTCCGTCCTAGCAATCATCTCCGCCCTGTACCTGCCGATGTCCGCCGTCCTCTGGAGTCGCACCATCAAGGGGTGTATCCCCTCCCCCCTGATGGCCCCGATGGTCAGCTGGCCCAGCATCTCCTCCGCGACCTCTGGGGCGATTGCCCCCAACCGCTCGCTGAAATGCACGCCGTCCATCCTGCGGTTGAGGATGGCGGTCGCCACCTCCGGCCAGAAACGGTTGAGCTGGACCGCCATGCCTGGGGGTAGCACCGCCTCCACGCTCCCGGCGTACTTCTCCAGGTAGCGCATGGCGGCCTTGTCCACCTCCCGGTTGAGCAGGCCCTCCACCTCGCCCGCCATATCCGACATGACCTTCTCAATCTGGCCCCGCAGGGATACAGCCCGGTCAGCGGCGACCACGGCGTCTATCCCCACCGTGCCGTCCGGCCTGGATATGCGGGCCAGGAAACGGGTGATGTCCTTCTCCAGCTCATCGTAGGCCCGGCGGTAGATGCGGACGGCCTCCTTACCCACCCGGGCCTCGGCCCTCTTTAGGTCCTCCTGTATCTTCCTGGCAATCTCCCAGTTGGACAGCATCTATCGCCCCGGCAGTCTGACCCGCTGCCTCTCGGCCTCCGGGTCCTCCTCATTCATCTGTTCGAGCTCCTCCTCCCATGACCGGAGGAGCGGCTCGTACTGGCGGAGCACCCTGTTCGCCGTGTCGTCGCTCATCTTGCCGGCCGCGGTCAGGGCCAGCACGGTCTCTGCCACCTGCTTGAAGGTGTCCGCTTTGGCCTGCTTGTCCTCCGACTCCAGGGGCGGGAACTCGATAGAGAAGCTATCGTTGAAGTCATCCTTGCCCGTCTTGGGGAGGCGGGGAAGCTCGCCGTAGATGCGCTGGCAGAGTATCACCTGCTTCACCATCGTCCGCAGGGCTCGCCCGATTACTCCCTGGCGGTCCTTGAATAGCCGAAGGGTGGGCAGGTCCAGGGCTTTGGCGGTGGCCAGGTTGGTGTTGCCGGTGTCCCCCAGCCAGTGCTCCGGCAGGCCCATGCCGGCCGCCACCATCAGCTTGAGAGCCCGGCCATCCTCTTTCGCATCGGCGGCGTCTATCTTGGGCTGAACGGTATCCCACCTCACCCGATCCGAGTGCACCCGGATAGCGCCGGAGCGGATGCGGCCGCTGGAGGAAAACTCCTGATAGTCCTCCCTCATGGTTGCCACCTTGCGCCCCTTGAGCTGGGACAGGTAGTCCTTGATGTCCTGCTTAGTCCCGCCCTCGATGGTCACGTCGTAGTGGAACAGGTTGCGTATCTTGTTCGTCAGCGCCCGGTCCTCCAGCCATTGGCGATACCGCTCCAGCCAGGGGAGCACGTCCAGCAGGTCCGGCACGCCCCTCACCGTGTTAGAGACGCCGCCCACCTTCGCGTGGTACATGCCCAGTAGGCCATCTTCCCGGACGGCCTCGATGCGCTCGTAAGCGGTGTCGTATTCCACGTTCACCGCACCGCCGGAAAAAGTGGCGCTCCGCTGGACGCGATAGACCCGGTGGTAGGCCAGGTGGCGCTTGAGGTTGTCCGGGTCCGTCTCGATGTGGACTATCTCGCTGGGGTCGACCAGGCCGACACGAGTTCGGCCCAGGTACTCGTCGTAGTAGAAGCGGATGAACGCCTCCCCGCAGATGGACAGCCAATCGCATAGCTCCTTGATGGTCACGTCCATCTCGTTATCCGGGTCGCGCCAGAACCCCTGGATGACCTGGTTGACCCGCTCATCCTCCGCCACCACGCTCACTCCATCCCCCACGCAGAAGGCGGACATGAAGCGGACATATCGCTTGGCCAGGGAGTTGACCAGGGTAGCCTGGTAGCAGGCCCGGTGGTTCTCCAGGTATTCAGCGGTGGTTATCTGCTTGCCGGTGGCCCCGGCGGACAGGTTCACCCAGCCCTGGTCCTCCAGGCGCAGCTGGGCCAGGGTGAGCTCCTCCTTGAGGTTCTCCACCGTCTCCAGCAGATTGAGCATATCGCTCTTCCGTATCCTCATCAGACCTCCTATATGCCCAGGTCCACCATCCCATCCAGAGCTTCCTCGTAAGCGTCGCTGGCCTTCTCCGCCAGGATGATGGCGGCATACGCTACCACGTCCACCTGGTCGTCATGGGCCCCGTGCGGAAAGGCCAGGAGTTCCTCCTCCAGGTCGTCCAGCCAGGGGGCCCCGGCCAGGTGGTACACCGTTCCGGCCTGGTACCTGGCGGCCACCGGTAAGGCCCTGGTCCGCTTGTCCGCCTCCGCCTTTAGCTCCCGCACCGGCAGGCCGGCCCTTACCATCGCCTGGTATAGGCTCAGCCCCAGGGCCCCGCTCTCCACCGCCTGGAAAGCCGGCCTGAACCGCTCGTAATACCGCCGCAAAAGCGCCGGCTGGTCCGGCCCCTCCAGCCGGTCCCGACAGATGTCCAGGACCAGAAGGTCGTTATGCGGGGTCACCGCGAAGGTCCCCAGGACGAACCAGTCCGCGCTGGCCTTGGTGGAGACCGCCGGGTCGCAAGCCTGGAAGGTCCAGCACTCCGCCACCGGGTAACGGTTGACTCCGTCCCTTCCCTCCAGGACATAGAGGTCACCCTCCCGGCGGAAGTAGCGGAAGTCCTGCCGGCTGAACAGCTCACCCTCGGCCTGGCGGGGCCTCTGCTGATACAGGGCCTCCCAGACATACGCCCCCACCGCAGACCGTATCCGGATAAGCTCCTGCTCCCCGTATCGGTCAGGGGATAGGGCCTGCCCAGGCTCCCGGCCCAGGGGATCTCCCTCCTCCGCCACCGCCGGCAGTTTCAAGACCTCCCAGGGGTCTCCCTGGCCTTCATCGCGCTGCCGGATGAGCCGTCCGGCCAGGTCGTCCTCGTGCCACCTGGTCATGATGAGCAAGACAGAGCCCCCCGGCTCCAGGCGGGTGCGGAACACCGACTGGTACCACTCGTAGGACCGCTCCCGAAAGGTCCGGGAGTGCGCATCCTCCCAGCCCTTGACCGGGTCGTCGATGATGGCCAGGTGGGCTCCCTTGCCGGTGATGGGCCCGCCGACGCCGGCGGCGTTCATCTGGCCGTGATAGCCCTCCGACTCCCAGGTGCTCTTGGAGCTGGAGGCCTGGGACAGCTCAAGGCTCCACAGCTCCGGGCCCATCTCCCTGAAAACCTCACGGGCGCGGTAGGAGAAGTTCTGCGCCAGGTCCGCCCCGTAAGAAACCAGCAGGACGTTCTCCTCAGGGCGCCTCCCCCTCCACCAGGACGGCAGGTAGATGCTGAACAGCTCGCTCTTTCCGTGCCGGGGAGGGAGCTCGACGATGATGAACGCCCCTCCCCGCTCCAATCGCTCCTGCACCTGCTGGGCCAGCCAGACCAGATAGGGGTAGGGTTTCCACCTGCCGCGGGAGGCGTACTCAGCATAGAAGGCCAGATCCTGCCTGGCCATCTCCCGGAGGGCCTCAAGGGCGACCTTCTCCATTGATAACCCGGAACGCCTGTTTGAGGAGCTCTCGCGCCTCGGCGTTCTCAGCGAGCTCCCTACCGGCCTCCTTGCTCCTGTCATCGATGGTCGCCTCTATCCTCGAAACGTCGCGCCAAGCCTGCGGCCGCCTGTTTTTCAGCCAGAAGATGCAGGCGGTCACGTCCGGTGGGATGTGCTTGCGAATCGTCCTCTCCCGCCTGCCCCCGGATGACTCGACCACCTCCACCTCCTCGTACTCGTATCCGAGGGCGCGGCGGTAGAGCGAGTCCTCTACCCGGGCATCGGCGATTAGCCTCCCCTCCTCCAGCGCCTCCCGCAACGCCTGATGCTTCTCGCACCAGTCTCGGAAGGTCCTTCGGGGCACCCCCAGCTCGGTTGCCATCTCTTCGGTAGTCAGTCCTTCCCTGGCCATCCATCGGACGAGCTCGGGGAAGTGGTTTCTCCAACGTGTCCTATTTGCCGACATGATCAAGACTCCTCATGTTGAAACGTGGATAGCCCATATCGTATGCCACGAAAGCCTCCTGTATGTGCTCAATGCTGGAGTCCATCAGCCCGCAACAAATCTCCCGCTTACGCCTCAGACGCGCCTGCTTGGGGCTGTGATAGGGATAATCCTGGTTCCGGTCCCGGTGGCGCGGGTCGTGGCGCTTGAGCCATTCCTCAGCCCTCATGTCCGATGCCTCTAAGGTCGATCCGATACGACGCATATAATCCCCTTTCACCCTTCATAGCCCTGAGAGGGCAGGTTTTCCCGACAAGAATTTAAGAAAATTTTCAGATTCTCTCCCACCCTCCTCAGCTGAACGTCTACCGACCACTCGGATATTCCCTGGATAATCGCGATATGGAAGGTGTCGAAGCCATGTCGATGGAGGTGGAGAATCTGCCGTTGCCGCCTAGTGAGCTTGACCCGGGTTAGCGCGCTCTCGATGTCCCAGAGCAGCGCGGCCGTCTCAGTGGCCGGATCGCCACGGGCATAGACGATCTCGCGCAGCTCGCTCAGGCAGGCCAACAGCCTACGTATCTGCCCTGATGGATAGCTGTACTGGTGTCCTTCCCAGGGCACATCTACCTCCACCCGCGCAGCCAGGCCCTAATCGTCCGTTCCACCGATTGCCTCCAGTTCGTCCAGCCTTTCCCGCAGTGCCTTTA